GAAAGAGGGCGAGTATGTATTGTATGATCAAGTAACTAAAGCAATCGCGAAAGCACTAAACAACTAAAGACTATTTTCTAAATGGTTAGGTCGGGCGTACAGAAATGTGCGCCTTTTTGCATTTATTATAGTTTTAGTACATTTGAACAGAGAACAAACACAAATAACATGGAAAAAGAACAAGTAGAACAGAAGCAATCCCGCACAAATGCTTTTAAACGCTATCTAGGAGCGTTCTTAGCAACTTTAACGCTCTTTGTGGTGTATTTCATAGCAAGAGTGATTAAGACACCTCTATGGTGGCTTAAAATACATTCGTTCAAAGATTGGAACTTTGCACTACCTGAACACGTAGAAGATAAGCTAGATATGATGTTAGCTGAAATGATGCGCAAGACACGAGAAAGAGACATGCTATTAACCTTCATTCTAATCATCCTAACACCGATATACATATTTGTACCATTGTTCTGGTTCCTAACAGTAGTAGGCACACTAGCAATAGTAATATTCATCATAGTAACATTCATATTCTTCAGGATAAGAGCTAAGAGAATAAAAGAAAAAGATTTAATAAAAGAGTAAATTATGGCAAAACAACAAACAAAACAAGTAAAGATTAGCGAAGTAAAATTGAACGAGGCTAACCCAAGGTTCATTACTGATGAGAAATTCGAAAAGCTAGTTAAGTCAATCCGCGAATTCCCTGAAATGTTACAAATGAGACCAATTGTTGTCGATGAAGATAACGTTGTGTTAGGTGGTAACATGAGGTTGAAGGCGTGTAAAGAAGCAGGTGTTGAAAAAGTTCCTGTTTATTCCTTTACGAGGGAGTCAGCAAAGAAAGCAATAGCCGAACGATTAGCTGAAACAGGTGAAACGGTAACTTATGAAGAGTTATGTGAAGAGTTCCTGTTTAAAGATAATAACTCATACGGTGATTGGGATTGGGATATTATAAACGAAGACCACGATTTACAGAAGATTGAAGATTGGGGTTTAGACGTTGTTGAGTTTGAGACAATTGACTATTCTATACTTGATTCAGAGGACTTAGATACTGAAATGGACGGTATGACTAGTAATGTAAAGAAGGCTATCCAAATAGAATTTGAGTCGGAAGACTACGAAGAGGCTGCGGCTTTGGTAAAGGAGACCCGTAATAAAGGTTTATATGTCGGTGAGTTATTAATGAAAGCCTTGAAAGATGCCTAATATTAAAAGACTAGAACACAAGGGTGTACACTTCCTAGCAAGGCAAGGTACAAGTGATGAAAAGACTTTCGATGAGGTTATAGTTGGAAACACTTACCAAAAGAAGGGTTTCAAATTAAAAGAAGGTGAGCATTGGATAGACCTTGGTGGTAACGTTGGTGCTTTTGCCCTGCAAGCTATAAGTAAAGGTTGTACGGTTGATATTTATGAGCCTGACCCGTTCAATTGCAAGATGATTGAAAAGAACCTTAAACTGAACAGTTATGACGCCAACATACACCAAAAGGCGGTTGTTGCAGGAGAACTCAAGAAAATGACTATGTATGTGGGTAACAATATGCAAACATGGCGTAACAGCCTTTACAAAAACTGGGGCAATCAAAAATTTACAGTTGAATGTGTTCATTTCTCTGAGGTTATAAAGCCTGAACATTGTGTTAAGATGGATATAGAAGGTGCAGAAATGGATATATTAGAGGGCATGGCGGTGTTTCCTTACAAAATGGTTGCTGAGTGGAGTTTGGATATTGATTCAAGCTTGAACAGGTATAGGGCTATACTGGATAAATTAAAAGCTCAATACCAAGAAGTTTACCATAACAAGGGGTTTTATGAAATGCCAGATAGTCATTTGCCAAACCATATTTTCCCTGCTTGTGATAATTTTTATTGCTTATGAAAAAGTTACAGTTAAAACAGATGCCCCACAATATAACTGTTGGGGATAAATGCGGTGAAATAAAACCAAATATAACAGAAGACACGATTTTTATAGAGGGCGGTGAGGTTATTGGGTTTTATATCAGGGATTTAAGTGTTTACTCAAAGAAGATAATTCAACTGTTGAGTATTGCAGATAATGAATTAAGGAGTAGAAGAGTACCGAAAAGCGTTATGAAACGTAGTAGTGGTATGAAAGACTCTGAAAAAGAGGTTTTACAGTACTCAACCATTATAGGTTCTGTACCCCCGAAGCCAATGATGAGAAGACCTTACCCAACAATATCAAGTGTTCATTCTAAACCAAGCGCACAAACGTTCATAAAAGCAATGCTAATGGTGTGCAAGGAGAGTGAGGACATCATTAAACAGGTAGCACCTGAGTTGTACTACAGGCAGAGAGAGATAATTGAGAAGGAAATACCAAATAAGTGGAGGTTCGGGGAATTGTTTACTTCAAGTATTTCTAATTACAATATAGCTGCAGACTTTCACAGGGATTCAGGTAACCTTGTTGGTTGTGTAAATGTTATAATTACAAAGAGAAAACATTCTACAGGGGGTAACACAACTGTTCCTGATTATGGAGCCACAATGGGAAGTGAAGATAACTCTATGTTGGTATACCCAGCTTGGAAGAATATACACGGTGTAACACCGATAAAACCAACAAAGAAAGGGGGTTATAGAAACTCATTGGTTTTTTACCCACTAAAAGCATTTAAAGGATTAAAGTAATGGGAAGTAGCAAATCACAAACGGACACTAGAAAAAGAGCGCATATAACGGCACTTGAAAAAACTTTGGGTATAGTTACTCAAGCGTGTAAGATATCGGGTGTATCGCGCTCTCAGCACTATGAATGGGTTAATACAGACTCTAACTATAAGGATGCTGTATCAATGGTTGAAGAAATGGCTATTGACTTTGCAGAATCTAAGCTACATAAGAACATTGAGAAGGGTAAAGAGACATCAATCATATTCTACCTTAAGACAAAGGCTAAGAAGCGCGGTTATGTCGAGCGTAAAGAGATAGACGCACCAGTAGATAACACGCCATTCAGAAGCGAAGTAACACCTATAGCATTTGGAGATGACGAAGAAGATGAATAAATACGGGTGTTTTACTACTGTAGGTTCGAGACTCACTACTTAGTAATCAAGCACTTAACAAAAGCACACATTCCGCAAAATGAGCATAACCCTAAGCCCTAAATACAAACCATTATTCAAGCTCCTACGCAATAGACCCGTATTAGAGAAACTATCTTTAAAAGGTCTTAGTGGAGATCAAGTAGAACAGTTCAAAAGCTTAGAGGAGAGCATAAGGTTATTTAACAACATCCCAGACCCAACAGAAGAAGATAAGGAGGAGTTAGAACATCACAAGGTTACAATCAACCAACTAAGAAAGAAAGGTCTTAATGAGAAGCAACTGATTAAGTTGGAAGAATGCTTAGTATTTGATGCAGTTGATACGGTTCTAGTATATGGAGGGCGAGACAGTGGTAAAACATATTCTGAATCCGTAATTGTTCCTGTAGCAGTAAAAGACTTCAATCACAGGATACTATACACACGTTATACGATGAACTCTACTGACCAATCTATTAGTCAAGCACTAAATGATAGGATAAGTGATTTAAACTGTGTAGATGCGTTCGATTATGCTAATAACACATATAGGTGTAAGCACAACAGTGGTAAGATCAACATAACAGGTCACAAGACATCTTCAAAGAGCCAAACAGCAAAGCTAAAGTCATTGGAGGACTATTCTATGTTCATCACTGACGAGGGAGACGAGATACCTTGCTTTGATGATTGGGACAAGATCAAGAAGTCAATAAGAGCAACAGACGTACAATGTATCAATATGCTTGTGTTCAATCCACCAACAAGAGAACACTGGATATATGAGGAGTTCTTCGAAGACATGGAAGTAAAAGACTGCTTCAATGGAGTGAAGGACAATGTTATGTATATCCACACAACATACAAAGACAACTACGAACACCTAGCAGACCATAACAAGCGTGATTATGCTAAACTGGCAGCTAACTATGAAATATACAAGAAAACGCCTCAGAGCGAACGTGAGCACCTTTCAAACAAGATTAAGAAGGATGCAAGAAAGTACAAACATGTAGGGTTAGGAATGTTTGCCGATGCAGCAGAAGGTGTTATCTATGAAGATTGGAGAATAGGAGAGTTTGCAGATAACCTACCATTCGTATACGGGTTAGACTTCGGGTTTGCTGATCCTGATGCACTAGTTAAGGTTGCTGTTGACCACGGAAGGAAACTACTATACCTAAAGCAAATGTACTACGCTAACAGTACAGGTACAGACCAACTAGCAGAGATGTTGATAGAGGTTGTAGGACGCAAGGCATTAGTGCTAGGTGATCATGCCCACAAACGTCTTATAAGCGATATCTGGCACAGGGGAGTAAATATAGTCAAGTGTAAGAAAGGACGTGTAAACAGACGTATTAAGATGGTACAGGGGTATACACTCGTCATTGATCCCAACAGCCCAGACATTGTAAAGAGTGTTAATAACTATGTATGGAAGGACTCAAGAGCAGGATTACCTGAACATGCATGGTCTCACCTTCCTAATGCGTGGGAATACGCGAGCATGGAGCTATGTGATTATTAAATTATTTTCGTTTATTTCTTTTTGTTTCTAAAAAGTTTTATATATTTGTAAGACACAAACGGGGAAACCCATTAAAAACTGACAAGATGAAAAAGACATTGAAACAGCTCAAAGAATTACATTTAACACTTGAAGAAAAGTGGAATGAAATGGAAACTAAATTCGAAGATCGTAGCGACAACTGGCAAGAATCAGACAAGGGGGAAGGTTTTCAAGACAAAATGAATGAACTTCAAGAAACCATGGATAACCTTGAAATGACTATTGAATCATTAGAAACATTTATTGATTAATTATGGGAATTGAAGTAACAGTTTACACGGCAATATTTATAGGTGCTGCTATTGGTTTTGTGGCTGGTTACCATTGGAATAAATAAAATTCCATAGTTCCGTAAACTCTACGGATACACTAGCCCCGTAACGACTGCCAAGGCTCGACGGGGCTTTTGG